TGTACTTGAACAAGAACTGATTCATAATAATGAACATTTTCAGGAATGGGTCAAAGAAGCAGCAGATAATGGTTGGGAAGGAGTTATGCTACGAGCAGATGAGCCATATAAAGGTAAGCGTAGCAAAGACTTGCTCAAAGTTAAGAAATTCTTTGATGACGAATATGAAGTGATTGATATTGAAATGGGGCCATTTCGTTATGTTCTTGATGGAAAAGAACACGAAGAAATTATGCTAAGTTGTGTAACCATTAAACATAAAGGCTATGACGTAAGAGTAGGTAGTGGTTTCACTATTGATCAACGTCAAGACTTTTATAAGAATCCGAATAAGATTCGCGGCAAGCAAATAACCGTGCAGTATTTTGAAGAAACTAAAAACCAAGAAGGTGGCTTGAGTTTACGTTTCCCTACTTTTAAATTTTTGCATGGTTCTGAGAGAACTATCTAAAGAAACGGGTCTTGACAAGACGATACTAGCAAGGTAGAATCGTAGTATCGTCACATTTGGAGGAAACTATGATTGTTGATAACACAGTTATTCCGGTTCAGAATACTACTATGGATACCACTAAAGCAGATCTTTTCTTTAAGAGTTTTCCTAAAGATAAAGTTGTTAGTTATAAGGAATATTGGGAGAGTATTCGTCCAAATAACAATGACGAAATTTTTCGTCGTTATCTATTTAGTTTTATGAGTGTCCATACAACATGGAAATCTAATGTTGCTGGATATAATGCCATTAAGAATTTCGGTGACTGGCTAGACAATAAAGAACTTCTAAGAGAAAAGATCAAGAATAGTGGATGCGGACTTTACAATAACCGCACAAAATTTATTTGGGATTTCAAAGATAAGTTTTGGGCCAATCCTAAAAACTTTTATCTGACAACTAAAAAATATCATGTTAAGAAAAGAGACTGGATTGTGAATAATATATCTGGTCTAGGAACTGCTAAAGTGTCTTTTGCTCTTGAGCAGTCCCATCCTAATGAGTGTAGAGTTTTTTGCGGAGATACTCATATGCTGGAACTTTATGGTATGAAAACATTAACGTATCAATCCAAAAAGGGTCTTGATTTGTATAAGAAAATGGAAAGACACTGGAGTGTTAATTGTGGCAAAATAGGTGTTCCTGCGTATATTGCACGATCTATTTTTTGGGACGCCAAACAAAACAAAAGTGATTCTCGTTATTGGTCATATGTATTTGAAGAATAAAGTATTTTTAAATGAGTCAAAGGGATTGGCATGACTAAACAAGAAAAACACAAACTGATAATATTATATATAGCTACTGCTATTTTTATGGGTTCTTGTTTTTGGTCACGCGACCCGTTTTTAGTAATATTGTCGATGGGGTTTATACTAGGATTTATTGTTGGTAACACATTTTTTATAAACAACTAAGAAAGAGTATAATCGATACTAGAGTTTTATTCTTGAGGAATAATGATGAGCGAAAATGGTAAAGGGTCTAAACGTAGACCAAAAAACGTAGACTATAAAACATGGGAGAAAAACTATGAAAGGATTTTTGGGATTCGGGAAAAATCCAAAACAAAACGATCTAAAAAATAATATTCATTTTGAACTTTGTGGTTGCAAAAGTGAAGTTTTGGTTTTAGAATATGATAAAGAAATTGGCCTAATGGATTTGGCTATTTATGAGCATAGTGTTTCTTTTAGAAATAAAATGAGTTGGCGTCAAAAGTTACGATATATCTGGCAAGTTATTCGCCATAATAGATCATATAGTGACCAAATAGTTTTAGAAAAAAATCAGATACAAAATCTTAAAGAGTTCCTTAATAAGTGTATCTAATATAGTCTCAAAAACTAATGGAGGCTAAAATGATAATGAAAAATTATGTGGCAGATGAACTGAGCAACAAAGTCTACCATCTACATAAAGCACTAGAGCAAGCACAAGATATTATCAAGGTTTTAGAGACAGAAAATAAAAGTTTAAAAAAGATTGTTGAATATCTAGAACAAAAAAACGATCTAGTAGCAGCATAAAAAATTCAAGTTTGGGGTGTTGACAAGACGATACAACAGAGTACAATTAGGATACAACACAGGATTGAGCCAGTCGCGTGATTGGGACTGAGTTGTAAATTGGAATGATTTTGGAGGTTGATTATGACTGATGTTAATGTTGCTGAAAAGCAAAAGCGTGTTCGTTGTTCTGATGAACAGTTTCTAGAGGCAGTTTTTTCGTCTAAGACTTATGCGGAAGTTGCTGCTAAGACGGGCCAAAAGGTAGCCACCACAATGGCTCGTTATGCTCGTACAAAGGCCGCTCTTGCTAAGAAGGGTGAGGAACTTCCAAGTATGGAACGTGCCAAGCCAACAAAGACTGTTGATAATAGTGAGGCTATGGCAGAGTTTGTGCGTCGTTTGAAGGCTCATGCTAACGGCTGAAAGCCATGATTTAAAACTATAAGCAACTGACTACATTAGTTTAAATGACTAGGCCACAAACGCATAATCAACCTCAGTTAAATAGACTATTGTAGTTGGTTGTCTTATACGGGAGCGTAGTCCAACGGCAGAGACAAAGGACTTAAAATCCTTCAAGTGTGAGTTCGATTCTCACCGCTCCTACTTATTTTTCCACGGTAATTATCAGTTACATTTGAAATCAAAGGAAATATTATGAAAAAGCCAGAAACAATCGAACTAAATGCTATAGGAACTAAGGTTAAACTAGAAGATGATGTTGTTGGTACTATTATTGGCATAAATATATCTCATAATAATTCTATAACATATCAGGTTGGATGGTGGAGTGGACGATCTTATACAAGAGATACTTTTGTCCCATCTCAACTAGTTATGACAACCGATGAAAAAACTAGGATAGGTTTTGCATGAATAAAGACGCTAATCCTCTTGACTACATCCTCAATTGTTGTGAACAAGGTTTAATTCCATCAACTTTTGATATTCTTAATGCGAAAGACGAACTAATAAAACTACGATCTAAAACAGATCGTTTTGAGATTTTAGGCTGGGCCAGAATCAACCAAAATGGTGATCCATATGATCTAAGATTATATCATAATCCTCATGTAGATCCAAATACGGTTATGCCTATTTATTACGATAAAAATTCATACAAGTTGTGGAAAAATGACAACTAACGCAAATAGATTCTTTTATGGTTTTTGTTCTAATGATGGAAATATTAGATCGCACTTTAGGCACTATATTATAGAAACCGTACATGATTTAAATGATTATAATGGAGGTTCTTTTATAGAAAGAGTCTCTAATATAGAAGATTATTATTTTAATGATGAGAGGATTGGAGAGCCGTACTACCTAGTTTATGGATCATTAAAAATTGATTTTAAGGAATCCTCTAAGTTTATCGCATCTTTTGAGTATTTACATCAGGCGATATCTTTAGTAGAACATCTGACTGGGAATAAAATAACCGAAACAGAAGTGCCTATTTATAAAAAAGAAAACCATGAGGACTAAATTTACTGCAAAATTCCTCACAGACGAGGGTGGTTCAGCAGGATTTTATACTTTAAAAGAATCTAAAACAATAGGGTTCAAAGAGTTTTTTTCAAAAAAAGATGCCACTTTTGCATATAAAACACAACTAAAATTAGCAAAACTTGGTTTAGCACCAAAAGTTTATGGTAAAATTTGTCAAATACAAATAGAGAATAGATCTTTCTATGGAGATAGGTGGCTTGAATATACTGGCTGGGGATTTTTGACTCAAATTGTTAAAATTAGAAAAAAATTATCTCGTCAAAAGATACAAAAACTAGTTGATGATATTCGTAAAAAGACCCGACTATCTTTTTGGGATTGTCACGAATATAATATTGGTATAATTAATAAAAAATATGTTTGCATAGATACTGGAAAAGAAAGTTTTGATAGTTTAAGTGATGCCTGGGGTATGGGGACTCCTGGCCCATTTTGTAATGAATGTAATAAATATAACTGCTTATGTGAGGATTATTATGCCATATATTAAAGAAGAAGAAAGACCAGACCTGGATATTTGTATTGATTCAATGATAGATTGTATCTATAATAATAAAACATCATTAAATAATCCCCATGATTTTCAGAATTATTTGGGACGAATAAATTACTGTTTTAGCAGGGTTTTAGCAGGTCTTATGAAAGAACCATCTTATAATAAAATTGCTATGATAACTGGTGTATTAGAAAATATAAAGCAAGAATTTTATAGAAGAGTGGCCGAAAATTATGAAAATAATAAGATATTGGAAAATGGAGATATAAAAGAGTATAAAAAACTTAACTAGGAGAAAACCATGTCAAGAGACATTGATAGTATAATGAAAGAAGTAATGAAAAGTAATAAAGAACTACATAATCTTGATAAGGGTTTGTCTAAAGAGATATCTGATCTTAGTAAGCAAATCAAGACTATAGAATATAAACTATCTAGAATTGACGAGACTCTAGAAAAAGTATTTGAAATGCTGAATAATATAACTGTTTTTATCGAAGAAGTGGACGAAAATGAAGAAGAGTTAGACGATGAAGAAGATTGGACTCCTTATGATGAGCGTAATTTTAATTACGAAAATAATGACGATGATTATCAAGATGATGAATGGAGTAGTCGTGAGGATGAAAGTTAGTGGCTAGTTTAGCGTTCATAGTTTCATTAATAATATTAGTAACGCTACTTATTGGACCACTAGCATATTTATTATCTAGATTAAATTTTCCATCTTTTATTATTTATCTATTATCTATCCTATCTATAATTCAGGGTATTTGGTTCTGTTCGATAGGTATTCCAATATGGTATATAGGATTAATACCAATCTACTTTGGATATATAAGTATTCAGCGAACAAAACAAAAAAAGAATCAAGGTTGACAAGCGGGTTTGCCGATGGTATACTCGTAGCATCACAGGGTTGATTCACAGGAAACATTGGAGATATTAAGATGAAGTTGGCAGATAGAGTTATTGATACTCATAGTTCTGGTGTTCGTAGTGCATCGGGTTTTACAATTGCACAAACCAGTAAAATGTTTAAGATTTTGTCTGATTCACTGTATTCAGATAAAGTGATGGCGGTTATTCGTGAACTGTCTACTAATGCTTATGACAGTCATATTAGTGCGGGAAATAAGAACCCTTTTAAGGTTACTCTGCCTACTGCTGCTAATCCTAATTTTAGCGTGCGTGATTATGGTACTGGTCTTAGTCAAGCCGATATGGAGAACCTTTATACAACATATGGTGCTTCTAATAAGAATGATAGCAATGATTTTGTTGGTTGTCTTGGTCTAGGTTCTAAGAGTCCTTTTGCTTATACCAAGAGTTTTACAACTGCTTCTTATTTTAATGGCAAAAAGTATACTTATGTTGCATCTATTGATGATAACGGTGTTCCAGCACTAAATCTGTTCAATATTTCTGACACAAATGAGGCTAATGGTCTTGAAATTAGTTTTGCTGTAAAGCAATATGATTTTAATGAGTTTAGTAGCAAGGCTATTCGTATTTTCCACTATTTTAAGATGAAGCCAATTATTGAGGGTGGAGTTAATCCATCTCTCAAGGATCATGCTTATAGCAATAAGAATATTGTTATTAGTGGTGATGGTTGGAGAGTATGTCGTTTGAGTAATGATACAAATAAGTTTCCAAATGTTCATCATCATATTGATAGTGGTGTTATTGCATTGATGGGGAATATTGCATATCCTGTTGTAGTATCTCAATTGATTGGCGAGCAAAAGGCTGAACAATCAGACCATATCCAAAAATGGAATAGGGCATTTGGCAAGGCAGACATTGATAACTGGAAGAACTTCGTGTCAGAAATTCTTAACCAGAATCTTTATCTAGAACTTGATTTTGATATTGGTGAACTTGAAATGGATGTAAGTCGTGAGGGTCTACAGTATACGAAGGATGTTATTAAGGCACTTCGTAGTAAGACTCAAGATATCTACATGGAAATGAAGGAAGAATTCAGTAAGAAAATTGCTGGTGCTAAAACCAAGGTCGAGGCAATTCAGACTTATTATGCTATGAATGATCTTGCTGGTGGTTGGGGTGTTGGTGCTACATGGACAGACGCCAAGGGTAAGTCACATGATATTAATACCGGGCATGATCTAGAATATAAATTTGCTGCTAACAAAAATTTGTATGCTATTAATTATAGAACCGCTGGGTATCGTTCAAGACGAATGGTTTATCTGACTAATAGTATCCATATCAATACTCTTTCTGGTAAAGGAGAATATTATTATGGTTCTCGTAAAACAGGTAAACTCACATTTTTTGTTTGCGACGTAAAGAGCGAAGAAACTGCAAAGAAGATTGCTATTCGCTATTGTAATGATAATGATTGTTTTGCTTATCTAATGATTGATAGCAAGAATATCAATGATTCAAATAAAGGTTTTGAGGATCTAATTGCTGATGTTGGTGCCGAAAATATCGTTAAGATTTCAGAATTTAAGGACTTGATCAAGAGTAATAGTCCACGAAACATTACTTCTCGTTCTAGTAATGGCAGAGTTAGTGATCAAGACGTATTTTTTATTCATGGGGCATCTAAAGATAGTGGGGCGATTAGCAACCCATACAATGATGCTAGATACCTAAAGACACTAACACAAGACGAACTAGATTCTTTTGATGATGAGGATGATATCGTATATGTTCCTATTCTCCGTTATCAAAGTGATAGCACTTTTGCTAATGAGGAACTACCGAATCTTGAATCTATCAATAGTCTATTCGCAAATGAATTTCTATCAAATCTAATTAAAGATATGATTGGCGACACTAAGATATATGCTATTAAATCTAGTACTGTCAAGATTCTAAAAGATGAAAAGAATCTAATTCTGTTCAATGATTTTTTGAAAAATAAACTCAAGAATGTTGTCAAAGATCGTTTTGAAGATATTGCTGGTTACAATACTGTTGTAGAATTTTGTCGTAAAGAATTTAACGATAAAGATAAAAATGTTTCATATAATTGGTATAGTGAAGGTGATATTGTTCACCAATTCGCCTATCATATGTTAAATATCTTTGGTCTTGAATATAAGAAGTTCATCAAGAATACCAATATGGTCAAGGCTATTGATTCGTATATTATTATGGACTACTTTAGCAATACTGTTCATATGAATAAGTATGATATTAATATATTCAAGAGCGAGGACTATTTTAAGCACATCAATGATCTGCTTAATAATATTGGCATCTCTACTATTAACAGTAAGACTATTCGTTCCACTAATATTGAATATAATAGTCTAATCGGTATGCTTAATGTATTATATACTACTTCAGAACCTTATATTAATCAATTTAAGTCTGATACCAACAAGATCAAGCACAGTCTAGATAGGTTGTCAGATTTGAGAAAAATGATTAAGGTTGAGGTTGACAACAACCCGATGATCAAGTATATTATGGGAACTCATAGGGTAACTGGTCAACTTAGAGAACTGAATAATAAAAATCCAATCTCTAATTTGAACAGTGCTACTCGTAGTTATTATTCTAATAATAACGATTGGCTAAGTCAGATGAATGATAACAATGTTGATTTGTTCAGAATTCAGTTGAGCAGTTTGATTAAGTAATTTCACAGGTACTAAACACACTAAGGAGTTTAATTATGAGCGTTCCGTTTATGTTTGTTGATGGTAATCTTACGCTGGTACTTAATAATAAGAGTTATCAGGTTCTACCAGATCATCTCAATTATAAGATGATTATCGATATCCTACCTACTGCTACAGAGGAAGAACTGTTGAAGGTTGTAGATATTCAGAAGGCAGTGGCTACATTTAGTGATGGTCTAGTTGAGATCAAGGATGGTCAAGTTACTTATGAAGGTGAAGTTGTTCATGGTAGCATTAGTAAGCGTATTCTAGAGTTTATGAGCAAGGGTCTGCCATTTCAGCCTCTTGTTAATTTTCTAAATAATCTTATGGAAAATCCTAGTATGCAGAGTCAAAAAGAACTCTATGATTTTCTTGAGCATGAACATCTACCTGTTACTGAGGATGGTCATTTCTTGGCCTATAAAGCAGTAAGGGGGGACTTTAAGGATAAGTATCGTGGCGTATTTGATAACAGTGTTGGTCAGGTAGTTAAGATGCAGAGAGCAAAGGTTGACGATGATCGTGCAAGAGGTTGTTCTGATGGACTTCATGCTGGTGCATTGAATTATGTTGCTGGCTATGGTAGTGTTGAAAGTGGTGATCGTATTGTTATCGTAAAGATTAATCCGCGTGATGTTGTTAGTGTACCAAGTGATTGCAACTGTGAGAAACTTCGCACTTGCCGATATGAAGTGGTCGGAGAGTATCAAGGCGAACTACTCAAGCCTCTTTATTCATCTAATTTTAGTTATGATGAACATGAAGAGGAATATGATGACGAAGATTATGATGTAGATGAATCTTATTGGGATCAGTTTGATGATGAAGATGATGACGATGATTATGATCCTTACGAAGATGACGAGGACTATAACGATCAGTATTAATTATTGATCGTTGGAGGTAAAGTGGGCTTGTGGACGAGTAACGTGCCGTATGGCTCGTTGGATGGTTCGATTCCATCCTCACTTTTAAGGATTTTAATATGAACGAACCATA